ACAATTATCGTAATGCGTATAAAATCCCCCCGAACGTCCGTCCAATACCCAACGCGAATCGTCGGACAATATGTATTCGTTGGTAATTTCGTCCATGGTAATATCGTCCTCGTCTAATTCAATATGATAATATTCCCCTTCAATTTGTGTACAATCGTCGCAATGCGCATAATATCCTGATAATGTCAATACAATATCCTCATAATTACGAATCCCGTTATATTGGATCGTTTCGCGCCATGATTCGTTTAAATATTCCGAATCGATTGACCTTTGTACTAATTGCGCAATCTTACGCAATTCGCTAAATGTTGTTAATGTTGTTTCCATGTGTTTTTTGTGTTTTGTGTTTTTTACTTATTGTGTTTTTCAAATAGTGTTTTGATAAGTACATAAACTAAAATAGATCCCGTACTAATTAGGATCAATTCAAATAGGCTAATTGTTTCCATGTTCGGTAATTATAAGGTGAATGAATAAACGAATTACACTACCTACAAAATAGGTAGATAATCCAATGAATAAAACGGGCAAAATTTGTTCGGTAATTGTGTACATAAAATAAAGTTTTGTTTTGTGTTTCGTCGTTATTGACGGAATAAAGATAATAACAATATCAATACAAAACGCAAATAATATGAAAAAAGATTAAAAATATTTATTCTTTTGTTTATTTAGTATATATTATATAAGTAAATACAATATACTAGTAACTTAATACAATGTATATCAATAATAGAGTAGTATATTATCATTATATTGTATATTATTAATATAGGGATATAGTTATACCTTAATTGAATTGATATATTAATAGGTAGTTCTTAGCTAGGCCATAAAAGAGCCATATCAATCAATAAATTTAAAATACATATTTTTGTTGCCTAAATAGGGTAAAAAGGATACGAATAGCTTCGTATTTAACATAATAAATATTATAAGATAGGAGGGTAGTACCCCCTACCCTATTTTTTAGTGAGTAGGGGAGAGGATCTGCCTTGTGCCCCCCAATATTCTGATATAAAACAATGTTTTTATGTTTTTTCACTTTCTGATTTTTTTTATTTTCCATATAACCCATTATAATTTATTATAATATGAAAGACACAGTAGCCAAGAGAACTTACAGATGTAAATGCGGAGTATCTACAGAGGATTATGTTTGGGATAGTTCCATAAGGGAACATACCATCAAGTGTACTAAGTGCGAAAGTGTACTTAGCTTTGACCATATTAGGGTAGAGAAGGTAGTACATATCACATCTATCCGAACACCAACTAAAAACCGATAATTATGAATGCAGAGTTCAGAGATATTAGCAAAGAAGCTTTTATCATAGCTTACAAGGAGAATTTTGGCAATATCACCATTGCTTGTGAATCAGCAGGGGTTGGTAGAGGTCAATACAAGTCCTGGTGTGATAAAGATCCCGAGTTTAGACAAAGATTGGCTGAAATAGAGCCCGAGGAGATTATGCTTGACTTCGGTGAGCATAAGCTGATGGAAAGGATTGCTAAGGGTGATACCTTAGCTACAATGTTCCTGTTAAAGACTAAAGGTAAGCGTAGAGGCTATATCGAAAGGCAAGAGGTTGCTCATGAAGGAGATGTGGTTAAGCAGATTACTGTTAATGTCTTAAAGGCTAACCATGTAGAGGAACTACCGAGTAGTACGCAGCAGTTGGATGGTGATGAGAATGTTGTAGAGGACACAGGATTTGTTGTTCCAGCTACAGAAGCTGCTAATATTCAAGATATTCCACTTTATGAGTTCGATAAGGAGGTAGATTTACCTAATGAGATGGATATTTATGAGGAATAGCTCTATTTCGCATTATAAGGCGATTCTAGGGCATATCTGCCTTTGAGTAGTACTATCTATCCAAAATGAGGCAAAGTGTCTTAAAACGCTTCTAAATGCCTTTTAAATGGATTTAATCAATTTTCGGTAGCAATACTACCCTAATAGCAAAAAATGTAAACTTTGCAAGTTTTGATATTACTCAATCGACTGAGTAATTTTACTCAAAGTAAAATAGTAAAGCTATTATTTTACTTTATCAATCAAAAAGTAAATATAAAACTTGACAAATGAGCCGTAAATGATTGATAAACGGATCAAAAATGATTGATAAGTGGTCATTAATGACGCATATTGCCATCATATGTGTCATAAAACGGACTTTATGGTGGATATACCCTACTATAAAACGAAAAGTATTAGCTTTGACTTGAGCAAACCAAAATTTTTAATTTATTTCCATGGAAGTAACCACCAATGTTGTCTTTGAGGTACTAAACAACTCAAAGAAGAGAATCTCTGTTATGCAAGGAGGTACTAGATCGGGAAAGACTTACAATGTGCTTACCTGGTTTATAGTAAAGCTCCTGCAAGAAAGAGGTAAAACCCTAACAATTTGCCGTTCATCCCTACCAAGTATCAAGGGTTCAGTCATGAGGGATTTTATAGAGATACTATCTAAGTATAAGCTATATTCAGAGGAGAAGCACAATAAGTCCGAGAATTTATACTTCCTTAATGGCAACACCGTAGAATTTGTTTCTACTGACCAACCGCAGAAGATTAGAGGTCGTAAAAGGAATTACCTGTTTATAAACGAGGCAAATGAGGTAAACTACGAATCTTGGATGCAGTTAGCCCTAAGAACTACGGATAAAATCGTACTTGACTATAACCCATCGGATTATTACTCTTGGATATACGATAAGGTTATTCCTAGGGAAGATACCGACTTTACCATCACGACTTATAAGGATAACCCCTTTTTAGACAAAACCATCATAGCGGAGATTGAAAGGCTTAAAGATGCCGACCATGAGTATTGGAGAGTTTATGGATTAGGGGAAAGGGCAATTAGTGAAGCAACGATTTATTCGCATTGGAGAAGGAGAAGAAACTTCCCAGAGGGTGGAGATATTTTCTACGGACTGGATTTTGGTTATAACAACCAAACGGCACTTGTTAGATGCAAAAACTTTGATGGCGATATTTATGTCGAACAACTTATCTACGATACGAAGATGTCAACTGCACTTCTTATAGACAGATTAAAGTCAATGGGCTTATCTCGTAGGGATGAAATATTTGCGGATGCTGCTGAACCCAAAACAATAGCCGAGGTAAATAAAGCAGGGTTTAATTTGAAATCAGCTACCAAAGATGTGTTCGCAGGAATTAACAAGGTTAAATCATTTCCATTGTTTATAAAATCAGAATCTTTAGATTTGTTGGATGAGATTAAAAACTATAAATGGAAAACGGATCATGATGGCAACACAATGGATGAGCCTGTTAAGTTTCGTGACCACTTGATGGACGCTATGCGTTATGCCATCTACTCAAAATATGCGAAAGCAAAAAGAGGATGGGTGGTTTAGGTTAAAAATTTGTTACTTTTGTAAAAATATCATATAGTGAAGTTAACGGACATACTAAGTGCGGTTAATCCTTTTAAACAAAAGGCAGCCCCTAGAAAAAATACGAACCTTAATAACCCATTTGGTGATTTTGGTGGTTTAATAGGCGGTAGAACGCTTTACCCAAATTTAGACTATGCCAAGTTCGTACAAGACTACGATAACAATAGCGAAGTCTATTCTATCATCAAGCGTATCTCAAAGACAATCTCTACAGTTCCATTTTATGTTTATAAGGTTAAGAGCAAGAAAGACTTGAACACTTATAAATCTATGATGGCTAACGCATCAAGCGGAGCAGATGTTGCTCGTGCCGAGTTAGTTAGGATTAAAGCGGTTGATGAGATTGCTGATAGTCCACTAAACAAATTATTAGAAAGACCGAATCCATATCAATCATTCTCCGAGTTTATCGAGAATATCATTGGTTATAAACTTATTACAGGCAACTCTTATATCTGGGCGAATAGACTCTCCAATGGTAAGGTTGCCGAACTAGTTACTCTCCCATCCCAATATGTCGCTATCATTAGCGATGGTACTATCAATGGGGTTGAAGGCTACTCTTTCACATTAGTTGGGTGGGATCAGTTGGATGCTAAAGATGTAATCCACTTAAAATACTTCAACCCCTACTTCTCAACCAATGGACAACAATTATATGGATTATCGCCTTTACAAGCTGCTTACAGAACTGTTCAACGCAGTAACGATGCTAAAGATACCTCTGTAGGTATGTTGCAGAATCAAGGGCCTAAGGGTATCTTGTATGCAGATGAGTCAAATGATTTCGGCCCTGAACAAGCTGGTAAGTTAAAAGAAGATTTCTACAATCAGTACGGAACTAAAACCCAAGGAGGCATTATTCAAAATGCTGGTAAGATTTTAATTGCAGGTGCTAAACTAGGCTGGGTTAATATGGGATTATCTCCTGTTGATCTTCAGTTGTTAGAATCAGAGAAGATTACGCTTCGTGAGTTATGTAATGTGTATGGAGTTAACTCTGCACTATTCAACGATCCTGATAACAAGACTTACAATAACATGAAAGAAGCTAAAAAGGAAATGCTTACTCAAGTAGTACTTCCTGAATTAGTTTTAATTCGTGATGCGTTCAATAGATTCTTTGAAGGTGAAATCGGTAGCGGATATTATATCGATTTCGATATTACAGTATTCCCAGAGTTGCAAGAGGATATGAAAGAGTTATCTGCTATCCTTTCTCAATCATGGTGGATTACTCCTAACGAAAAAAGACAAGCAATGAGATACGATACTGTTCAAGATGATGTCATGAACGCTATCTATATTCCTGCTGGTTACTTACCTATCGATGAGTTAACAATGTTGCAGAATCCAAGA